AAATAATGAATTTAAATTTAAAAATAATTGACAATTTTTTTTCTAAAAAAGAGTTTGAAATTTTACAAAGTAATATATTTTATCTAGATATGAGACCCATGACAAATGATAATGGAACATATGGTTTTAGACATACGTTTGATGTTGATAAAAATAATCAATGGTTATTTGATAAAATTAAACAAAACTTTTTTCCAAATGAAGACTTAAAAGTAATGAATGCTTCTTATCATTTAAGACACAACAAAGAAAAAGTTATGGCACATAAAGATGATTGTGCATATAATTTTATACTTTATTTAAAAGGTCAAGAACTTATATACAATGGCACAGGTTTTTATGACAAAAATAATAATTTAAATACTTATGTAGGTTTTATAGAAAATAGAGTTTTATTTTTTAAAGGTAAAAATAATTTACACACAAACTTACAAGCTCTAGGTGAAAGTTCGCCTAGACACACTATAAATATATTTTATGACAACTAATATGAAAGATTATTTAGAAGCAGTTATTCATATACAAAATATTGTAAACCCTGAGTTCTTAAAAAGGATGAAATCTTTTATAGATAAAAAAGCAAATAAAGATTTAACAGTTGGTTATCAATTTACTAATAAGGATATTAGAAATGTAAAAGGATATCATTTAAATTTTAATACACCTACTAATATATTTTATTGGAATTATATTAAACATGAAGTTGAAAGACTTTTAATATATTACACAAGTAAATTTCCATTATTAAAAACTAAAAAAATAGACCAAATAGATTTACTCAAATATAGTCCTGGTGGTAAATATACTGTTCATGTAGATGATCACACTCATAGTCCTAGATCATTAAGTATAATTATTAATATCAATGATGATTATGTTGGTGGAGAATTAATTTTTACAGATCAAAAATATAATGAAATAAAATCTTTTGATTTAAAAAAAGGATCAATCGTATTTTTTCCAAGTAACTTTATGTATCCTCATGCAATTAAATCAATTAAAAAAGGTAAAAGATATAGTATAGTTTTATGGCTTCGATAATTAAAAACTTTTTGTCTAAAGATGAATTAACAATAATTCAAAAGTATTGTTATAATAAATTAGATTTTCATAAAGATTGGACAATGACTTCTCAAAGTTTTTCACCAGCCTGGTATCATGATCCTTTTATGACTGCTTTATTAGATGTAAAATTACCTATAGTATCTAAAGAAAGTAAATTAGAATTATTGCCAACTTATGCTTATTGGAGATATTATGTTTTTGGTGGCACATTAAAAAAACATACTGATAGACCTTCTTGTGAAATATCAGTAACTTGCTGCATAAAAAAATATGATAATTGGCCAATTGTAGTAGAAGATAAAAAATTTGAATTAGAAGAAGGCGACGCAGTGTTATATAATGGCTTATTTGAAAAACATGAAAGACCTGGTATATATAAAGGAGAAGGCATGGCACAAGTTTTTTTTCATTATATTAATAAAAATGGTTTATTTAAACATCATGCATATGATCAAATTTTTAAAACTCAACAGATACACTCAACAAAAGAAGATGAGGAAAACATAAAAAAATGGAAAAAACAGTTAACATAGATAATTTTATAGGTGTGTACGATGGCTATATAACTTCTCAAGAATGTGATAAAGCTATAAATCTTTTTGAAAATCAAGATAAGTTTAATAAAACTTTAAATCGTATTTCATCTGAAAATACAAATGTTTTAACAAAACAAGATCAACAATTTTTTGGTAATTCTCATAACATACATGTTTGGCGGTCCGAACTCATACCATTAATTATGAATTATGAAATGGCTTTTAGACATTATATTAAACACACAGGTGCACAAGAAGCGTATGACAATAAAGATTTTCATTATACTAGTTTAAAAATTCAAAAGACCTTACCAACAGAAGGCTATCATGTTTGGCACATTGAACATGGTCAAGGTTATGAAAACGAAGCAAGAGCTTTTGTGTATACTGTATATTTAAATGACGTAGAAGAAGGAGGTGAAACTGAATTTCTTCATTTTTCAAAAAGAGTTAAACCTAAAAAAGGTAGAATTGTTATATGGCCTGCTGCTTTTCCTTACGTGCATAGGGGTAATTCACCTTTATCAGGTAAAAAATATATACTAACTTCATGGATGAATCTAAGATAAAACCTTTGCCAGCCAGACAATGTGGTGATTGTACTAAATGTTGTGAGGGATGGTTACCAGGAGAAGTTTATGGATTTAAATTTTTCCCAGGTAGATATTGTCATTTTTTAAATAAAACAAAAGGACAAGGGGGTTGTACAATATATAAAGATAGACCTTTAGATCCTTGTAAAACTTTTTCATGTTCTTGGTTATTACATCCAGAAATTTTTCCAGAGTGGTTAAAACCAGAAAAAAGTAAAATAATAATTAGTATACAAAAACATAAAGAATTTGAGTATTATGAATTTAAACCTTGTGGACAAGAAATGTCTGTAAAAGTTTTAGATTGGCTGCTTGAATTTTGGCTTACACATAAAGTAAACGTTGTTTATTTTATAGAAGGATCTAGAAGAAGACTAGGATCAGAGGATTTTGTTAAATCTTTTAATTAAGATGTGTATGAAGTAGGTCTTGGACCTTTTTCTGACTCATCTCTATCGTCTGCGTCCCAATCAGCTTGTAATTTAGCTAAGTGAGCTGCGTCCCATCTTGTAGTAAATTGACTTATATCTCCTAATACAGAAGCATCATAAGCTGAATGTGGAGTTTGATCTCTATATTCTACTTCATCAGTAGAGACAGTAGAACCATGTTGAATAGCCCAAATGTTTGACCATTTAGAATCTGACCAAAAAGCATCATCATTAATTGTATATGCATTTCCCGCACCATCACCAGATTTTTTAATGATTACTTTATCGTCCATTACTATTGTCCAATTTGCGTTATTTGCCATAATTTTTCTCCTAAGTCTTAATTATATATATTACTGCTATATATGGTTGTAATACTGATGTTGCATCTCCAACAAAGTTTGCACTCATATTGTGAGAGTGACCATCTCCAGAACCTGCACTACCTGAACCCCCTTGACTTTTAGATGGATTTGCCTCCGCACCTGAAGGGCCACTTGGTTGAAAACCTCCAACAGGGACTGGGTGACTGTGAGATGCTAATTGTGCTGTTGTTAAAGTTGCATTTGCTGTTGAACCCGCAACGTTTCCAGTAGATGTTACTGTGTTTGCTCCACCAGTGGATGCTAAAGCTTTGTTGTTTGATTTTCCAACTGCTACGTTATCTTGTAAATCTGGTACAAGAAAAGTAGATGAGCCATCACCTGCGCCATATGTTGTACCTATGACTGCAAATAAAGCTGAGTAAGTTGATCTTGAAACTGTTTGACCATTACACTCTAAAAAACCTGTTGGCACTGATGCAGAAGACCATGGCACAATAGTAGCCGTAGGAATTCCTTCGATACCTGTAAGGTTTCCTCCATCAAAATCGTATTTTGTTGCTTCGTAATTTGACATATTATTTCTCCGTGTAAGTCCATCCTGTTGTAGCATCGCCTGAATATACTAATCCAAAAGCTGCACCTTGAGTATTAACAACAAGATCAGATGCTGCATTAGCTATATTAGAAGAATTTCTACCAACAGTCAATGCGTTAGAATTAAAATCGTAACCTTGATCTACAAAATGTACTTCATCTCCTGTAGCAGGGGACGCAGGAAGTGTTATTGTTACTGCTCCACCATTTGTATTTACTAAAAGTTGAGCACCAGCTTGAACTGTTTCTGCTGCTGATACCACTCTCCAGTTTCTTTGCTCCGATAATTTTACAACATTTGTTCCATCAGAATATAATGTATAATTATTTCCTTCACATAATAATACACCTGTTCCAGATGCAGTTTTAAAAGTTAAAGTATTTCCAGCATGATCACATGCATCTTGTACTTGGTAAGTTTTTTCAATTGAATTTGGAATACTAACAGTAAGATTAGAAGCTAAAGTTCCTGTTAATTTAATAACATCATTTTTACCATTGGATACTGCACCATTAGTAAAAGTTAAAGATCTAGCAGCATTGGTAATATTAAAAGTAGTAAAACCACCAATTGCTTGTTCTAAAATTAAAAGGTTAGTATTTGTAATTTGTCCCCAAGTTCCTGAATTTTCTCCAGTTGCTTGTACTGTAAGTTTTAAATTTGCTGATGTTGAATTCGCCATATTAAATTCCTTATATCGTTTATTTTATAAAAATAAAGAGAAAGTGTCAACTCTTTATGCAACGACTTCCCTCCATCCAGGAGGATCTATTGGGGCAGAACCTGTATTTATTTCGTTCCAAATAAGAGCATTACCACTTCCTACTGTTGTAGTCAACCCAAAACCATTAAAAGTTACTGTGATATCTGTAAATGCAGATACAGAAGCAAGTCTTGCTAACAGAGCATTTCCAGTAACATTAACTGGTGTATTTAAATCTATTGTTTCATTACCTAAATTAGCACTTAATCCAAAACCTGTTATAGTTGGTGCAACATCTCCTTGCATTCCAAGAGTACCCAAAGCACCTATCATAAAGTTTCCGGCTACTGCTGCGTCAGGTGCAGGATCAACTTGACCTAAAGTTAATTGTGCTACATTTAAAGTATTTGCAACAATAGTTGCATCACCAGTAATTTCTGTTGAAGATCCTAAAGCTGCAGTTAATCCAAAACCTGTTACACTTGCTTGTATAGAATCACCGGCACCACCCCAATCAAATTCTCCCCATGCAAGTCTTCCCCAACCTTCATTATTAAATGCTTCAACAGTACCAAGACCCATAGTGGCTCCGATACCAACGGCCATTGCGTCAGGACCTGCATCAACTGTTCCTAAATTATTTGTAAGTGCAAAACCTGTTGGACTAACTTCTGCAAGACCTGTTGCAGTTACAGTTCCTAAACCTGCGGATAAAAGTAAATTTGTATTTGATAATTCGCCAGTGTTTGCATTAGCTGTTACAGTAACACTACCTAAAGCAAATGTTCCTGAAACACCTGTAGGGATAGTTGTACCGGCTATGCCCCAACCTTGAAGACCCCATTCTTGTCTACCCCAACCTGTATTAATTTCTGTTGAACTTGACTCGTCTCCGAGTGCTGCAGACATACCAAGCCCTGTAGGGATAACTGTTGGATTAGCGTTATCACCCCATTGGTTTTGACTCCAAGAGCCGGTATTCCAAGTTCCTGATGCCATAGGAGTTTACCTCCTAATTAACCAGAGATTCTTAAAATCGCTGCTGTTGATGTTGGTGCTGGAAACTGAACTGTAAACGTACCTGAAGTAGCTGTTTTATCTCCTCCAAAATCTAAAACACAAACTGCAGAGTTAGTAGTTGCAGATGATGTGTTATAAATTAAAGCTCCTCTAGCTGTCAAAGTAACGTTTTGAAATGACAGGTCAGCAAAGTCTGCTCTTGCAACACCAGCTGTTAAAGAAGTTGGGTTGTTAACAAGTGCACCACCACCAGCT